CTAATCAACCAAGTGATTCTGATTTTGAAAATGTTAGAACAAATCAATCAGAGGCTACAATGTCTGGTGGAGTGGTTTCTTTTACAAATCTTGATCAATTAGTTTTTGATCAACAATCAGTTTTAGATGATTATATACAACAAGTTATAACGGAAATAAATGATTTAGTAAAAAATGATCCATCTAATTCAATGGTCTCACAGGCTAATTCATATAAGTCTACACTTGAAGCATTTGATACTTCTACAATTACTTATCCTTTAAGTGGTTCTTGGGAAAAATATTGTTCAGATAATTCTATTACTTTTTTACATCCTTTACAAATTCCGTAATTAATGTATAAAAAT